TCCGTCTATATCTAAATCTACAACTGCAATACTTCCATCTGGAAATACAGGTGCTTGTGAAAATGTTACTACACCATTTGATGCAATAGTTATAGAATCTGCATCTGAAGCAGCACCAATTGTTCCACCATCTTTAATTAAAATATCATCTTTAAAAGTTACAATACCACCAGAAGAAATTATCATGGCGTCTGCAGCTGAAGCAGAACCTATTTGACCGTCATCAGCAATTTTAATATCATGGTTAAATACAGCTGTACCTGCATCTGACATGTCTAATGTTAGTGCAGTTATATCTGAGCTACTATCTGTGCCTTTAAATATAATATCTGTATCACCAGCTTGTGCATCAATAGTAATGTTTCCTGAAGAAGTTGCAATTGTTACAGCTGCATCTCCTGTTGTAATATCATCTGCTGCTGAAGATATACCTGTTTGAAAATATGTTTTAAATGTTGCAGCACTAGTGACTTTCATAGTGCCACCATCATTGTGAATTATACCATCACCATCTGCTATTGCATCAGTTCCAATACTAGCTCCACCATCAATTAAATTAATTTCTGCTGCCGTCGCACTTATTGTTGTGCTAGCTATTGATAATGCATCAGTTTCTAACGTTCCATCAATATCTACATTTCCAGATATGTCTAACTCAGTTGCAACTATTTTATCGTTAAACGTAGCAGCTCCTGCAGCTGACATATCTATAGTCAAAGCTGTAATTGCAGAACCGCCATCATCGCCTTTTATAATAAAATCTTTATCTTGAACACCAGTTGTAATTACAAAGTCACTAGATGAATTTGTTAATGTAGCAATTGTTGTTCCACCATCCTTAAAAAATACATCACCACCGTCTGCATCAAGAACAATATCTGTTGTTGCATCAAGTGTAATAGTAGAACCGGAATCTATTTCTGCAATAACTGGTGTAGTTAAAGTTTTATTTGTTAATGTAGATGTAGAAGCATCTGATACTAAAGTTGAATCACCACCAGTGCTTGGGATTGTTAAAACATTACTAGCACTTTCTGAGTGTGGTGCAGCTTTTATCTGCTGTCCATGAGAATTATTTTCACAGTTAAATTGAATAGTACCTTGATTTGTATTACCTTTAACAGTTACATGCCCCGTGCCATTTGGTGCTAATTCTATATCAGCATTTGATGTAGTAACAATATCATTACCATTCATATCAAGATTTCCACCTAACTGAGGTGTACTATCATCTGCAACATTTGATATTGCAGAGGATGTAGCAAGTCCTGAAACTACCGCTGATCTTGCAATCTTTTTAAGACCACCACCTGAAGTATCAACTGCTAAGAATACATCATCATCAGCAACTGTAGATATTTCTGTTAATGAACCTACTGCGATTGAATTAAAGTTTGTGCCATCTGCAACTAAAATATTACCAGCAGTGTTTGTGCCCATGGTAATATCATCACCAGATACTGTAAGATCTCCAGTTACAGTTAAATTTTGTGAAGCTGTTACATTACCACTTGAATCAATAGCTAAAGCATCTGCATCAGATGTATGACCTATGTTAGTGCCATTTATAATTATGTTATCAACCGTTAAAGTTGTAAGTGTGCCAACAGATGTAAGATTTGGCATTGCTGTAATTTCATCATCAAAGTATGCAGCTAAATCTGTAACTGCAACTTGAACCATTGTGCCGTTGTCGTTTAACACAACTCTATCTGCATCAGCAACTGTTGTAGATGTAGCTGAAGTTCCACCATCAACTATATTTAATTCTGCTGCAGTTGAATCAACTGCTGCAAGTTTTGTAAGATCTGCAGCTACTAATCCAGAAACCCCATCTAATACGTTTATCTCTGCTGCAGTCGCTGTAACTGCTGTGCTCCCTAAAGTAAGTCCTCCATCAGGTATAACAACACTACTTCCTGACAATGCTGTAAATGTATTTGCCGTAAATCTAAAATCATCTGCACCAGCGATTGCAATGTCGATCTGATCATCTGTATCTGCTGTAATTGAAGTATCCGCATCTTCGTCAAGAGTTAATGATCCACCGTCTAAATCAGTTGCCCCACCAAAACTAGCATCAACAATATTTGTTCCATCAGAAAAAACTAATTTAGTGCTTTTATCAGAAGAGCCAAAAGTTACACCAGTCCCTGATACAGTTTTAAATTGGACAGTAAAGGCACCTGATGTTCCATTTACTACAATATAAACTTTTTCAATAGAATCTGGGACAGTTACAACTTGATTACCTGTAATTGTCCCTGTTAATTTTATAACTGCGTGTCTTGCAACAGATGTTGACTCAGTTGTGTCACCATCTGTAATTGTTAAAGCTGTTGTTTGTGCTCCACCAGCGATAGACTTTTCTACGTAACCAGCGATTGCTTTTTCTACAATTTGTAAATTGGTATTAGTTTTTGTCCCCCATGTACCGGCATTTTCGCCGGTTGCCATTAGTTCTATACCTAGATCTGAAAATGTTGATGCCATAATTTAATCCTTAGGGTGAAGGTGAATTAACTGGTATTCTGACTGTTCCATCTGTATAGTCATCTCTTCGTCTTCTACCTATTTGTTCTCCTCCAAATTTTTGTACTTCTTGTTGATACTTTTGTTCGTATAATTGCAGCATGTCAGCTGGACCTTTTAAGAAACCATAGGTTTCTGCTAGACAACAATATAGCAGACCATTTGGAAAATTTAAACTAATATAATTAGTATCATTGTTTTCTAATAATGCTGGTGCTGCGTTGTAGTGTATCTTGTATGCAAATGTTGCACTCGGTGTTGGTGATACAATAATAGACCCAGAGTTTGATGAGCTTTCTCCAGTTGCTCCTGTATCTAGCATTGCATAATATTTTGGTGTTCCAGTAGATGTAGTTGCTGCAATATATTCTTCTAAAAATGTAATATCTCTTTTTTCTAAATAAGTATTAGCACCTGTAAAAGTAGATCCAGTTGCAGTATAGACCTGCACTGCTCTAATAAACACAGCTCCCGCTGGCACAGTTACAGTGCCTGTTCCAGATGTAAAATTACCTGTAGATGTTTTTCTGTCAGCATCAATAGGCACATCTCTGAAAATTCTATACTGTGCATTTAAAATAATATTTTCTAAAACACTATCTGATAATACGGTAGAGTCTACTTCTGTGTAACTTCTTATTTGTGTTTTTAATCCTGATGCACTTAATCCTGCCATTATGCTGATAGACTAACTGGT